GTGCGGGAAGGAATTGCCGCGGTTGATAAGATCTACCTCCCGGATAATATTCGGGCCAGTGTTCTTTATGATTTGCGCGACCAAAAAGGGGTCACGACGATGCGTGACTTCTGGAAGCAGTGGTCGATTAGCAATCACAATGATGAGTTTACGCCCGAAGAATGTGACTTAGAACGACAAGCACTGTTGTGGGCCTTCCGCGCCGAGCGGAATTATTTGAACATGATTGCTCAGCGGGAAGGGCTGCACCAGTATTTGTTTGAACTGTATAATGAGATTCTCCTGTCAGAGTCGATTTTGATTGACCCCCAAAGTAGTTTGAATTAATTGTTAAAACTATTGACAGTGAATAGTCGAATAACGTATAATTCTACTTGTACGTTATTGCCCGCTGGTCAAATTGGTTAAGACGTCGCCCTCTCAAGGCGGAGTTACGGGTTCGATCCCCGTGCGGGTGATTTTTTATACTCTCATTTAATTTAATAGAGTGTTAAACAGTTGATATAAAGGCATTTTGTTATTCGGGTGAAAGCCGGTAAAACTTATTTATTTGATATTTTGAACCGTCTTTGAACCGCGAAAAATTAAATATTAGCTGTCGGGCGTGACTGTCACAATTAAGTGGCAGTTTTTTATTTTAAATTCGTATTCGTATTCGAATTTGCTATAATAAAAAAGTGCACTGGCAACCACCAATGCACGCACTTTCTTGAAAGGCCGTGAGATTATTACGGAATTTCTTGGTTGCGTCTGGCTGGTGGTGTATTGCCGTACACCAGAACGAGGACGCTATCCGCTAATCTATCAGCCCTATCGTTGAATATAATTCAACCATTCGACTGGTTATATTATAGCATGGATTAGCAACTTGACCAACCGTCTAGCTTTCACGAGCTGGGCGGTTTTTCTGTTTTAAAATTGGAACCGGTCCAATCCCGGACCCGTATAGTTAACTAATTAATAATTACCCGCTGAACTGCTTTTCGTTTTGTCTGAGAGCAAAATAAAAGGACGGCCATTAAGCCGTCCTTTGGTAAGGAGCGGGGGAATCAAACCCCCGAAGAACCCTACGCAATAGATCTTTATATACCGAAGCCTGATTAATGCTTAAAATATCCCGGACACTAAGGCATGGCTTGATGCACACGATAACGTTTCCGCCCAGCGCTTCTAAAGGGCTGTTTATTAACCAGATAACGGTAAAAGTGTGGGCTTCCTCACCCACATTTCTATTATACCAAACGTATGTTTGCATATCAATCTACTAATCCTCGTAACTGCTGAATCATGCTAACCACTTGGTAGGGGGTCTGTTGCATATCAGTCCCCCGGTTTTGGTACCAGAATTGTGCCAACATTTGCACGGCGAAATTATACTGTTGGTACTTGGTTAAGTCAGCGTTGGCACTAACAGCATTCTGTACATACTGCTTAGCGTTGTCGATATAAGTATTAATTAGCCCGTCGTCTTCGCTACCGTCTAAATAGAGGGCCTGCTTGAAGTTGTCAACGGCCTTTTGGTCGATTGCGCTTGAGTTGTTATCCATTTTCCTAACCTCCTTTATAAAGTATCAATATTCAATGCCCTGGCCACGTCCTTGATGAATCCGTCCCTTAGCTTGTAAGCCTTGGTCTGACTACACCAGATAGCGTTAGTTGCTACCAGGTTTTTAATTGATCTATGGCGCGGACTAAAATAGCATTCCTTAATAATCTTTTGGGTAGTTTCGCCGGCCTGGTCGTAAACCTCTTCAATTACTTCTTTTTCGGCTTTGAGCCGTCTTAATTCTCGGTCTTGGTCAATAGTGATGATAAGGTTGTCATAATACGTCCAAGGGTGGTTCTGGGCTTTGCCACCGCCGATATTGTCATCTCGTTCATGAAATGGGTGTTCAATTTCATATTTACGGGCAGCGATTTTCTTGTCAATCAATGGGTAATCTTTGAGAATCTGAACAACTAGGTTAGTGGTTTCCTTTCGCATTTAAGCACCTCACGAAAAAAAGGCGGGCGAACTGCCCACCCCTTTGAGTTGATTGTTATCTTAATTTACCTATTTAGATTACTTTGCCGTTGTACCCTTGGCACTGTCGGCCAGTGATAGGTTAAAGGCAGCGTCAGCGCTGATTGGCTGGTAGTCGTTACGAACAACCACCGATAAACCTTGGCTGTACATATCGAATTTATCCCATTGAGCGGTTACTTGATTGCGCCGGAATACTGCCACCGCTTCGGCAATGTCACCCAAAATCATTGGGTGGGTGCCATCTGAATTGTCCGGCAAGAACTTGTTACTAATCTTAACTACTGGCTGACCCAGCAAGCTGAATCCACTAGGTGCGGTAACATCTGGCTGTAACAGGTACCGGCCCTCATTGTCTTTCAAAGTATCAAGCACTTGGAAAGCAGATTGGTTAACTAGCCATGTTGAAGTGCCTTGTAATGCGGGGTCAAGATCTACGTTAAATACTTTCTTCAAGTCGTCAACATTAGCAACGGCCTTCTTTTGGAAAGTATCACCCTGGAGCACTTTAATAATTTCGGCGTTGTCAGTGTTATCAACTAACTTTTGAAGCTGGTTCTTAACTTCGGCCACAATGTCAACTTCGGCATCGTCTACAATTTCATTGGAAAGGGCAATCTTTCCGGCGCGCGTCTTAGTTTCAAACTTAACATTTTCAAACATATTGGCGTCAACATCGCCAATTTCTGCTAGTTCTTCCTTAGTTGCTAACGTGGCCGTATTATAACGGGTGGCAATTGGGTAATGGCCGGAACCAGTGCCCACGGTCTTAACAGTGGCATAATTTGCCAGATTGTATTTGCTGTTCTTCAATTCCAACACGGGGTTTACTACTTCTTCGGGAATAACTGCTTCGGCTCCCTTGGTGGTCAAGCCGTCCCGAGTTTCACCGCGTGAACGAATGTAATTTTCAAAAGCCATAGATGGTTGTTCTGGGTTTTCGGCTGGGTTTAGTAAAGTCTTTTGCATCTTGTCTTGTTCCTCACTTTCAATAAATTGGTTGTAACTACGAATGCTTGTCTTGTCTACGTCAACGTTACCGGCGTTATAACTTGGAATGGTCACCGTTGACACCTCTAATAAGTCCTTAATCTTGTTAACTGTTCGGGTGATCTGTCCGTTATCGTCACGGGTCCAGCTGTCGGAGCCGTCGTCGGTATCAAAGCGGAAACTCATCGAATTAATATTGCCGTTCTTAACATTGTTTAGCGTGTCGTTGGCATAACTTACGTTAGGATCAATAGTGGCCGTGAAGTGAAGCCCCTTATCGTCCACATCTAGTTGTAAGGTGCCAGCCTTAACGCTTGCCAGGGGCTTACTATAATCGTGCTGATCCAGCATGATTACATTTGATAAGTCCACCCCGTCAAGGGCCTTTGGGTCGATTACCTCTACAAAACCGCCCAAGTCCTTGCTAGGCTGATTAAACATTAGGGCGTAGCCTTCAATCTTGTTAGGTTGTTGACTATCCTGTGTTTGCCCTTGGTCGTCTTGCTGACTATCGGGGGTCGGCTTGTCCTGGTCAACTTTCAAGTTGGCATTAGTTGTTAGTCGTTTGTCCATCTGTCGTTCTTCCTCCTTGTTCCATAAAATTATCGCCATTTGTTACCGGGCCCAAGTTCAGTAACGCCCGGGCTTCGTTACGGGTGTACAGGCCGTTCACATAACCATCAACCGCCATTTGCTGCTGATCTGCTGGGTCAAGGCTTAATAACTTACTGTTATCAAAAATAAAATCTTGCCCTAGCTTATAATTCAGTTCAGCGGTAAAACAATCCTCGTAATGCTGTAATGTGCCTTGTAAGTACTGAACATTACTCTGTTGTTGATTGCTGTGTTCATTCTCTACACCCAAACGTTCCGGCGGCAGGCCGAACGCCTTCGCAATTTGTCGGGTCGTCCAGTCGTTAGAGTTAACCAGCTTTAACACGTCAGTATTAAGTGGTAAGGACTTAACCTCCATGTTGTCATCGGTGACAATCGTATTAAGTGCCTTGTCGCCTGTTGTAGCGTCGTCAAACTGTTTCCGTATATTCTCTTTACCATCCGGGCTTAGATCTGTCTTGTGAGCTGTCACAACAGTTGTGCCGTGAATACCGTTATTAAAGAAGCTAGCCATTAAGCGATTGCCCGCCCCTTGAATCTTTAATTCATCTCTTAGGGCAAATAACGGAGACAACCCAACTAGTCCATCACGGGTGAAACACTTGAAGTGAAGAATGTTCTTTGGTGAAATTACCCGCTTAATTCGGCCGTCTGGACTATACGTATAAGTTAATTCGCCGGTCGTATCTTCCTGTTGAAGGGTTAGCTTGTTGTTAGGAATGAAGTTCAAACTATGAGAGCTTCGGTCAATTTCGGCAAATGAATTACCATTTAGAAGCATTTCAACGGTCAGGGCGTATTTGAAACTTCTTCCGTCCATTAAGTCATTGGGACTGTCATTGACCATTTTGTTATACAGGTCAGAACTGGACTTAATCGGGTTACTTGCCAGATCGCCAGCAATAATGCTAATAGCGGCGTAAATGTCGCTATTTCGTAATGCTGAGCCACTTACAAAGCCGTTCGGGTCGTTACTGGATAAACTAACCAGAGCGTCTAAAAACGGCTCTCCCGTGCCTGTGGTGGTCTTGTGAGTAAAAAGGTTATGAAATAGTGCCATCGTTTCACCTCCTTAGAATAAATTGGTTGCTGTTTCGTAGTACCGGGCCGTCCTTTGGGCTTCTTCCATCTTGGTGAAGTAGTCATATCCGGCAGCCCAAGCGTCAATCAGTGCCGCTAAACAATCAATTTTGTTTTGCTTCTTGGTCTTATCTAGTAGTGCTTGTCCGTTGAAGTTGTACTTCAAAATGGCATTTGATACGTTGTAGGCCAACATTTTGTTGCTTGTGTGAAGGATATTGCCTTTAACCAGTTCTTCTTTGAACTTACCAATCGGAATAGATAAGTTCTTATAAGACTGGGTTAATTGAAGTTGTTGTAATCCCGCTTCCTCAAAACGGTTAACTAGGTCAGCCCACTTGTAGGGGTCAAATACCAGGAATTTAACGTTTAAGTTATGTTTACCTACAAATTTCATCACGTAATCAAACACTGAATCATAGTCAATCAGGCCACTTTCTAGTGAACTAATCGAACATTCACCCCGTTGAGCGGCTGCCTGGTAGTCAATCCCATCACGCTTCGACTTAGTAACAATTCCGCCATACCGAGAAACAAAGGCATGGGAATCGGCGTAAAACTTGCCATCTTCCAGGGGAACCAACCAGCTAATAGCGGTTAAGTCCCGGCTTTTTGAGAGGTCAGCGCCAATGAAAACGTCTTTCCCGTCAATGTTCGGTGCTTGGTCAATTAAGCCATGCTGCCAGTCCTGTTCACTGATATAAGAAGCCTCGTTTTGCTGGACAAACATATTCATGTTCTTAACCAGGACGTTGTTTAGGTTGCTTTGTTTAACAGCAACGTCAAGATCGTTTTGAATTTGTTCTTTCATCGTTCTAGCAATCTTCGGGTTACTCATCAATGGGTTGGCCTTGATCCACATATCTTGGTTCATTACCTCATCTTTGTTATCAAGACAATACATAACAGCAAAGTAACGATCATTAATATATTTACGTTTGAGAATATCAGCAGCATAGTCCCATTCTTTCTTAAAGGGTGAGTTTAGATTAAAACCGGCGGTGCTAATAATGGCAAGAATACCGTTGTCTTGCTGAATCATACCGGACTTTAGGGCGTTTAGGATAGTATCATCCTTGGCTTGGTGGTATTCATCAACAACCCCCAACGTTGGGTTATAACCGTCCGTGCTGTGGGTGTCGGTGGATAGGGGAACCGCAAAGCTCCCAGTTTCTTTATCAGTAACCCGTTGCTTGTTAATTTTGACCCGGCGACGCAAGTAATTAGAACTACGGCGCAAGTTTTCCAGTTGGTCACTCATAATGTCAAAAGCCAGATGGGCTTGTTGTGAACTGTTAGCCGTAAACAACACTTGGCGGTTCCGTGCTGGTTGCTTTTCCATTAGCAGGGACACAACCCCAATGGCAGCTAGTAGAAAACTCTTACCGTTCTTCCGTGCTTCGCTAAGTAAAATCCGATTGAACCGTAAGGAATTATCGTCCACTTGTCGCCAGCCATAAATATTAGCTAGAATGAACACTTCAAATGGTTCAAGGGTTAGCGAGTCGCCGTTAGTCTGGGGCAGGCTTTCCACGAATTTAATTACCTTGTGAGCGTACGTCTGAGAGTAATAAAAAGGGAAGTCATCATCTTCTTGGCGTTTCAAGTCGTCTAAGAAGCGTTGGCACGCCTTGATTACTAGCTTGCCCGCTACCTGGTCACCATCAATAACGCTTTTAGCATATTCAACAGCACGGTCACTCATGACAACATCGCCTCGAATTTGTCTTCGGGTTCGTCGCTATTAACCGCCTTGTGGATTTCCAGGCGTACCCGTGATTGTGGGCTTAGTCCCATTTGGCTATCGATTGACTTCATTTCTTTAATAGCCTTGTCCCGGGCCATGAAGTACGGGGATTGTTGTGGGCCACGCTTAGTATCCACGATAACGCCGTTCTTATTAATTTCCTCGGTGCACTTAATTACTGTTGAATAAAGTGTACAGTGGGTAGCAATCAATCCAACATCTAGCTCACTAACTGGGGCGTTTGCCTTTAATAGTGGCACAATCCGTTCCCATTCTTTGGCGGCTAATGTATCTAACCATTCCGGGGCGTCTGATGTTAATGTTGGGTATTCTGCCAACGCTTTTTCTGCTTCCCGGCGCTGCTCCTTTTCCACCTTGGTAATATGCCCAATTGTTCTAGTCTTTGCTGGTCGCACCAATTTATCACTTCCTAATCGTTATATACTATACTTTATATAATATTATATCATATATTAACGAACAAATGTTTGATTAGCGGAAATTGAATTAAATTTTCTCTTGACTTTGGGGGCTAAAAATAATCTAATAAAGTTGTCAAGAAATAGTGGAAAATAATAAAAATCCTCAAGGCTTTGTTCGGCTTTGAGGATTATTTTTGTAAACGGAGCTTTTTTTCTAAAAGAACCCCAGCTATCCCAGCTCCTACGCAATTAAAATATAGCCCCCCGGTCAATTAATTTTGCCGTGATTGAGCCATTTTATTTTCTCGCTCGTGGTCTTGCTTCGTCTTAATCCGGTGGCAACGATAGCACAATGGTTGTAAGTTACTTGGGTCTAATCTTTTGTCCCAATTCTCACGTATTGGCTCTATATGGTCAACTAAATCAGCTTTCTTGATAATTCCCTTACGTAAGCAAGAAACGCAAACAGGGCTGTTCTGGAGCGTTCTATGGCTTAGCTTGACCCATGCACTCGTTTTGTAGAATCGGTTGTAGTCGTGTGGTGCTTTGGCACTTGCTGCCATTCGCTGACGATAGACGCGTTGGTTATGCTTGTGTTTCTCTTCCTTAGTCATACCCTGGTAGTTATCCCGCTGCCAACGCTTCTTGCGTTCCTCGTATTCCTTTTGTAAGTATTGGTGCTTACTACAATAGTATTGACCTACTGGTATTACTTCCCGGCAACCAGCAGCGTTACAGAACCGCATTACTCCCATTTAATTACCTCCAATCAAAAAGGGCACCACCTTAGTGATACCCTCATGGTTTACTTGCCGCTATACTCTATAATGTCTAACGCGTTGTTCATAGCCTTTACTAAATCGGCTTGCCAATGAGCAATGTCTGCAACCGTGTTTCTAATTGTTTTACGTAGCTCCTCGGTTGATGGTCCGTTCGGATCAACTGCTGCTACCTTAGCAATAATACGACGCGCGGAAATTAACCAATCTTCGCGGCTTTCCTTAGCGTGCTTGCACATCGCAACTGTAGTAACTTCGTCTATTAGATCTTGGTTATGTTCTGGAAGTCCCACTTGCTTTGCTAACTTCGTTGGGTTTCCGTGAATGTCTACCAGCTCAAGGTTAAGCAGGGTACTAAAGAAATGCTGATTATCCGGGTCGTCCTTGCACTGGTCAATCAAAGCATTAACGAAGTTACTGTATTCTGGTTGTTCTAAGTAAGCTTCTTGTTCTTTAATCATATCTATCTAATCCTTCCTATTGGTGACTGTCCATCTTTTTCAGCGTTACCGTATCATAAGCCAGCAGTTCATCATCAACCGACCAGCCAACCACTCGATAAGTATCGCCGTTATATTGAGCCTGTGGGTACTTCTCGACGTCGTTTAAGTCCTTGTTGTGTCTGACAACCAGAACTATGTTGTCGGTCACTGTGCTACCTGCCAGGCTGATAGCTTGGCTGGTGCTTAATGAGTACATCCCACAATGAACCGTGATTAGTGGGGTGAATCCGGTTATAGGTTCGCCTGTGTTGGGATTAATTTCGCCAGTGTCACCATCACGGCCGAAGGTTATTTTATTTCTTAACCGGCTTACCGAGTATTTGTTGCTTCGCATTTTCTGACCTCCTCGTTGCCAGTGCGCCATCACCAGCAATAATTATTTATGACAATCAACTCACGGGCATTTCACCCGGTCGGTGGTTTATGGTCACTGCCTAAAAATTTATAAGTTTTACTGAATTTCTGGTAACCTGGTAACCAGGGGGCGTTATCCTTGATATATCAACGTTTTGGGGTTACCTTTTCACTTTCTCGGTTACCACTTCTTTAGTAACCGTTGAAGATGGTTACTATTTTTTTGGTAACCGCTTTTTGGATTTAGTAACCATGAAATGCTGATATACCGGCCTTCGTTGGGGGTGGTTACCGGGTTACCGAAAAAAGTGCAAAACTTTTTAATTTTAATTACTTGATTTTGATTCCCTTAAACCCTTTTGCTGACTTGCCGTTAATTTTAGTTGTGCCGTATTCATAACCGCGGGACATTAGTTGTTGCTTAAAGGTCGTTTTCGCCATGATATTACCGCCTGTTTTCGCAATATATTCCTTGTAGTTGGTATATAGATGTACGCCTTTTTCTCTATCGCCCTCGGCAGTTGAACAACATTCCTTAATCCAGTTGCCAATATTATCGTTGGCGTCAATCCAGTCTTGCTTTTGTTGCTTCATGAATTCGGTTTGCGGAAATTCATTGGCTTTCAGTGCGTTCCGGTAAGCCAATAAGCATTCATGAGCAAAGGCAGGCATTTCATTTTTAAAGTCTTGGTCGTTGAACTTCTTGTTAAAGTCCTTGATTTTATGGAATGTGACGATAATCGGCCGTCGCTTGAATCCTTTTGTAAAATCGTTGAAAGCAGGTAATTGGTTAGCACTAAAAATCATCTTCGCTTCATTCTGAAACTCAAAAGGGTCCTTGTGCTTAAACTGTCCTGTAATAGTATCGCCACCAGTTAAGACTTTTACTATATTTGTTTGGTTCATGAACTTTGGGCTAATGTCAGCAAAAATATTGGCTGCCTTGTGGTATAACTTTGAAGTTGAAAATTTGGCGGCTTCCTGGTCTGATAATGCTTCTAGTGATACGTCGGAAACGTTAGGCTTCCCAATAACTTGAGCAATTTTCCTTAGGAAAGTTGATTTACCTTCGCCACCATTTCCATACAAAATCATGTAGTGCTGGAAATCGTCATAACTACCGGCTAGGGCATATCCAATAAATGCTTTGACCGTTTCAACTGCCACTGGGCAATATTCATCTACAAGCCGGGCATGGTCTTTTTCGGCGTCTTCGTCGCAAATTTGAATTGGATTAGGTACGAGGGATAGCTTTAACCATTCGTTCCATGTTTCTGCCTTGCCGTTCATATCCAATTCATAGGGGCGATATTGAAGAAGATGATTGTCTGGCGAATTTGGCTCTAGTTCGTCCGTTTCCAGATTGTAAGTATGATTGCCGAAAACGGCTTTGTGTTTGGCCGGTTCATCAAATGGATCACTGTCAACAATCTTGTTGGCGTCTAGGCTGATTAATTTTGCGATTGAAGTCAGTGTATTCACTCTCCATATTTCATAGTGCTTTAATTCATCTTTGATAGCTACTTCAACAACTTTATCAGCGTGTTCTTTCCATCGCTTTTCCTGGGGGTCGTACCAGTAGCCAGTCGGTGAGAATTGGTTAATAGTGAAGCGATATTTTTCTTCCAGTGAATCAGCCAATTTAATCTGATTAACTACTTTTTTGTCGTTGTCATTGATGGTGAGCCAATCGGGCAACTTGTTATTATCGTCACCGGTCCCATGATTGTTATTGTTGTTATAAGTTTGGATATTCTTCTTAGTCTTATTGTCCATTAACAGTGCCCCTTTACTTATTAATTAATCCGTTAAAAATTTGCTCTACTTCTTGTTCGGGTAGCGGTTCATCACAATTACTGTTGGCAAAGTTGAGCACCTTCCAGATACTGTTACCATCTTGCGGCCTAGCACTCTTTAGCTTGCCCATAATATGGCATAACCAAGTGTGGCGGCTTCCTGTGCCGGTTCCTTGGCATATTTCATCTAATAATTGACCTGTCCATGAGTATCCAATAGTCGTATATCCTTCTCGTTTACTAGCCTCTTGGGACTGATTAGTTAAACCGATAATTTGGAAAGGCAACTCTTGAATATCGCTAAGAACCAGTTTCTGCCGTTTCTCATACTGTGGTAAGTAGTTTCTGTGATAATCATTAATATAACTGGGAGCGATCATGACTTTATCAGTTAGTAACTCAACTCCGGGAATTAGTGTTATATCAGCCTTTGGAAAGGTTTGGCTAGTTTTGTAAAAAATGTGAAAGCCGTCCCGTGGTGTATTCTCAATGTAAGTATCCAGAATATGCGCCAAATCATTATCAAGTAAATACTTCTGCCAGTTATTAACACCGTCGGTAGTTCGGTTATGCCTGTCTATGTCGATAACAGCTAATCCGCTGAGTTTCAAATTAACCCCTAAGTTGGCACTAGGCCGTTCGTTGAACCACTGTCTAATGATTCCAGTATCAGTTGTTGCATTATGCTCCCCACCCTCCGGCGGTGTTTTACTACCAGGATAAAGCCAATACACAAACACGCCTTGGCTGGCCAATTCTAACGCTGTAGTAAGTGTTTGATTTTCCACGCTGCCACCGCCTTACTCTTTGGCCCGGTCGATCATTTCAACCAGCGCCTGTGCGAACTCTTCGGGGCTGACTAGCTTCCCATGTTTAACCGCTTCCGGGTCAATGTCCCCGGCAAAGGCCGACAACATCATGTGGCCTTCCTTATCCTTGGCGATGGTAAACTTATACTTATTATTAGAACTTTCCATTGTTTAAACTTCCTCCTCATGTTAGAATAGAGGAGTAAAGTTATTTGTGTTTCACGTCCTCAAACCCCTGCTAGGTCAAGGACTTTTTTTGTTTCACAAATAAATTTACTCCTGAAAATCTAGTCGTTGTCAGTGTCTGAATTGGCGTTCTCACTGTCAGCGGCTTTTTTCATTCCCTCAATTAGATATCCACTAAGTTTCTGAATCTCCTGAGCAGCTTTCAGATCTGTCTCATTAAAGGTATGATAGTCAAGCTCAAAACGGTTCTGTAAAAACGCTCGATTGACCTCAATCGTATTAAGACTTTCACGAATTACATCAATAGAGTCCATATTTTCCCTCCTATAGTGTGCCAGCAATAGTAACAATCAGCCCTAGCAGCGGAACAAACGTTGCTAGGTAGGCCCAGGCCCGCTCATTCGGGGCCGTATCCCAGTAAGCTAGGATTTTGCCGTCTATCTTTTGTAGCATTGGTGATCACCTCCTTGTAATGGTGCCGTTGATATTCGGTTGTCAAAGGTCTTCCATCCCATAGCAAGCGCGCTCGGCAGCAGGCTACTTGTTATCTAACATGAACTTATCTAGTGCTAGGCGGTTAACTCGATATGTGCCATTTAATGAAGTGATCGGGAAATCATCATGGTTTGCCACGATCTTCCTTAAATTGTTATAAGATACTCCCAAGTATTTAGCCGTATCCTTCAAGTTCATATATGGCGGGTATTGGTTACCCTTAGCTAGTGCTTCTTGAGCAGCAACAAACGAGTTATTTACTTCCGCCTTAATAGCACTCACCAGGTCATCGGGCAGTTGAATTGTAGTTGTAAATCCTTGCATTGTATTTCACTCCTTTACGTATCTTTACGTAACATACTATCAAAAAATATCAGACGTCACATTACGTAACATCTTGATTATAGATTAGCACTGGATTAAAATGTTTGTCAAGGGCAAAACGTAATTTTACGTACCAAATGAAACGGGGGGTGGATTGGTTGAACATCAAACTCGGCGATCGAATAAAGAGAATCAGACTATCAAAAGGGCTTAACCAAAGTCAGTTTGGTGAATCATTTGAACCGGCAGCCGCAAGAAGCATTGTGTCAAGATGGGAAAGCGGTAAAAGTGTTCCGAATGCCAAACGTTTAAGGAAAATTGCAGAGCTGGGCGGAATTTCAGTTTCAGAGCTTCTCAACGGTTCTATAGATGAGTTAATCGACAGCACCGCCGATTATTTATATTCTGTCTATTCTCAAAATTTTGACGAAAATTCTATGCCTAAAACTGATGGGGTGAAAAGTCTTATCCATAAAATCAACACGCATGAAGACACTTCTACCTATGAAGATCAAGACTTTGTGTCGGCACTTTCAATCATTCTTACTATTGATAATGATGAATATGTTGAAGATAGCGTTAATCTTAATATAAAGCGTGGCATTGCTTATTGTGCTTCCGAAGTTAAGCGCAAACTTAACGGGTGGGGGCCTAGCGATTTTTCTAGGTCAAGAATCCTCTTTCATTTTCAATCGGCCGCGGACGATCATATTTATGGATATACACCAGATAACCATGGGTTGCTTATGGCTGCTCGTGATGGTATTAATACAACTATCTTACAGTTGCAAGAGATAGCCAATGCTTTTGGCGATCCGGACCTGAAAAAGTTACCAAAGGGAATAGATAAAAATTTTTATAAAGAGCTTGAAAGAATTTTCAATGGTGCAAGCGATAAAATAACAACGCTTTTCAGTAAGTATGAATAGCCATATTTTCTTCCATTTCATAGCAAGCGCGCTCGGCAGCCGTATTATATTATGGAAGGAAGATTAATGATGAAGAAGCAACATACTACTACCAGCGTTCAGCGTTCAAAGAGTGCGAAGGGCGGCTGGATTGGATATGTGTATTACTACGATGATAATGGTAAGCGCCATAAGAAGTCCGCTGGTCGTTGTCGATTAAAGGGTGAAGCCCAGCAGGCGGCGAACGATTTAGCTACCGAGCTATTGAAAGCCAATCCTAGCTTAACCGATATTTCGTTTACTGAATATTATCAACATTGGTTTGATACCTATATCTTGCCTTCTGATAAAACCAAGGGCACTAAATACAAGTATCGGCTGGTTGGTAAAAAGATTGAAACGTTTTTCCATGACCAAAAGCTCAAAGACATTACTAAAACCAAGTACCAAGAGTTTTTAAATTGGTATGGAGCTAACCATAGCCAGGAGTCTGCTAGAAAAGTCCATAGCCGTTGCGAAAATTGTGTCAGTTATGCTATTGATGATGACATTATCAGCAAGGATTTTACCCATCATTCACAGCTGATCTATAACCCGAAAAACACCCGTCACCCGGAATATTTGAATGGTGAAGAAACTTCATTATTCAAGAAACAAGTTATTGCCGGTCTTGATCGCCACTATACCAGCCGTTATATGATTTTAACGGCTCTCTATACTGGTTGCCGTATTGGTGAGGTACAGGGCTTAACCTGGGATAACATTAATTTCAATGAGCATACTATTTCCATTAACAAGCAATGGTTCGAAAAGGAAAAACATTTCGGGAAAACAAAAACCCCTTCCAGTAAACGAACGATTAAGGTTAATCAAATCTTACTAGATTATTTGTTACAGCTTAAAAATAATGGTTCTACAATGGTCTTCATGAATTGTTTTGGGACCGTTCCAACCTCTACAGCGGCCAATAATAAGATCAAGGAAATATTGGCCGATTGCAAAATTAAAAAACGTGATTTCACGTTTCACAGTTTACGTCACGTTCATGTTGCATACCTGATTAATAAAGGAATTGAAATTTATGCAATTAGTAAGCGTCTAGGCCATTCTAATATTAACGTTACTTTATCCAGATATGCTTACCTTATTGATGAGTATAAGACAAAAAACGATGATGAAATAGTCACAGCCTTAGAAGCTATTTAG